TAAAGATGGACATATCACAAGTCTTCAGGCTGAAACGGAAAAAATTAGCTACAGCTAAGCAAAAAAATATCATCACCTTATTTAATAATCTCTTTTCCAGCGGTTTTCATCTAGTGGAGACTATCTCCTTTTTAGATAGGAGTGCCTTGTTGGACAAGCAGTGCGTGACCCAGATGCGCACGGGCTTGTCTCAGGGGAAATCATTCTCAGAAATGATGGAAGGTTTGGGATTTTCAAGTGCCATTGTCACTCAGTTATCCCTAGCGGAAGTCCATGGAAATCTCCACCTGAGTTTGGGAAAGATAGAAGAGTATCTAGACAATCTGGCCAAGGTCAAGAAAAAACTAATTGAAGTAGCGACCTATCCTTTGATTTTACTGGGATTTCTTCTTTTAATCATGCTGGGGCTACGGAACTATCTACTACCACAACTGGATAGTAGCAATATTGCCACCCAAATTATCGGCAATCTGCCACAAATCTTTCTAGGAATGGTAGGCCTTGTTTCAGTAGGTGTCCTTTTAGCACTAACTTTTTATAAAAGAAGTTCTAAGATGCGCGTCTTTTCTATCCTAGCACGCCTTCCTTTTCTTGGAATCTTTGTGCAGACCTATTTGGCAGCCTATTATGCGCGTGAATGGGGGAATATGATTTCACAGGGAATGGAGCTGACGCAGATTTTTCAGATCATGCAGGAACAGGGTTCTCATCTCTTTAAAGAAATCGGTCAAAATCTAGCTAGATCCTTACAAAATGGTCAGGAATTTTCTCAGACGATAGCGACATATCCATTCTTTAAGAAGGAGTTGAGCTTGATTATTGAATATGGGGAAGTCAAGTCCAAGCTGGGTAGTGAGTTGGAAATCTATGCTGAAAAAACTTGGGAGGCCTTTTTTACCCGAGTCAATCGCACCATGAATTTTGTGCAGCCACTGGTTTTTATCTTTGTGGCACTGATTATCGTTTTACTTTATGCGGCAATGCTCATGCCCATGTATCAAAATATGGAGGTAAATTTTTAAAATGAAAAAAATGATGACATTCTTGAAAAAAGCTAAGGTTAAAGCTTTCACACTTGTGGAAATGTAGGTTACTAAAATTATTTATATTTTCCAATTGATAACAATGTCCTCAGCTGTCACCTTAACCTTGTTTATAAGTCCTCTAACAAGTACCTTTTGACCTTCGTAATCCATTGAAAAGACTTTCTCAGCGTTTAGCAGCTTCCTCATATCAGCCTTTCTTTTGTCTTTCCTGAGCGCTGGATCGTTTTCTAGTTCAGTTTCAAGAGTAGCCCTCATGCTTATAAATTCGGCTGACTTGCTCTGTAATTCTTCAAGGGTAATGCGGTCATCTATGTATAGATCGTTGAGTCTGCTCAGTTTCTTTGATAGCTCCTCTATTTGTTTCTTATAGCTCTCACGGTCTATGGTCTCAGCATTGTCTCCTGAAAATATTTTGTCCAGGTAATCAGCGTTATCTTGTAGTTTGCTTATTTCTCCTAGCACATAGGCCTCTAGCTTGTCTTTGTAGTAAAATCCTGAGTCACACTTTTTATTGTCGTTATAGGTAGTAACGCCTCTCAGCGTTCGTGGGTGCCTTTGATGGCATTCATATTTTTTTAACCTGCTCCCATCTTTCCTCTTTACACCTAGCATAATTTTTAAAGGAGCGCCACAATATCCACATTGGGCGATACCAGATAGAATGTACTTAGCTTGGAATGGTCTAGGATTGACATTCTCTGCTGCCGTCCTTTGTCTAATCTTCAGTTCTTCCTTGGTCTTGTTGTATACCTCCTCTGTAATTATTGGCTCATGATTACCTGGATAAATTTCTCCCTTATACTGATTGAAACCGCAGTAGACAGGGTTATCTAGTATGGCTCTGACCGCCCGATAACTCCAAGGCACATGTTTTGGGTATTTCTCATTCAGATCATCCCTCAGCTTAGTAATGGATCTCCCTCTCAGATAACTCTCAAATATAAATTTAACAGCTAGAGCCTGAGCTGGATTGATAGTCACAGTTCCAGTTTCCTTGTGATAATTGTATCCATAGGATGTTTTAGCCCACATCATGGATTTTCCAGCCTTGGCCCGTCCTATTTTACCAAGTTGCATACGCTCCTTGATTTGCTCCCTCTCAAGCTGGGCAAAGACGCTCAAGAGCCCAATCATAGCCTTTCCAAAAGGGGTAGAGGTGTCAAAATTCTCCTGCAAGCTCAGAAAGGCTATATTATTCTTTATGAAAATATCTTCAATTAGATAAAGGGTATCTTTTTGACTACGGCTCAGACGGTCCAGTTTATAGACTAGCACTGTATCAAATTTTTTCCTTTTAGCGTCTTTGATAAGCCCCTCAAGTGCTGGTCTGTCAGTATTGGATCCCGAGAAACCACCATCAGTATATATCTTGTAGACGCTCCAGTCCTTAATATCGCAGTAGCTAGAGAGCTTAGCTTTTTGCTCCTCGATTGAGTAGCCCTCTTCTGCCTGAGATGTGGTAGACACCCTAACATAGATTGCGACTTTATTTGTTGTTATCATTGCTTTTATACCCCCTTTTTGATAAAATGGGTATAGTAAAGAGGGCTTTTTAATGCCTTTTACTATACTTGATATCCTCGCACTCTCCTCGACCAAAATTTGAGTGTGGGGATTTTTTTGTTGACTTTTTTATTCCAAACCGTTACCAACTTTGGTAATCAATAAGAAAGTTCCATCATCTTGTTTTGCGAATGACAAGATAACAGCTTTATATTTAGTACCAATCGAAGTGTAAGAGATTGTTTTGTTTTCGTGATCATTAACTGTACTTGTGTTAGTATCGCTCGGCTCACCGTGTTCTTTAACAATATCATCATATTTAGAACCACCTGCGCCTCTATTAGCAATATCACCAGTCACAAGCGCATCAAACTGCTCTTTTGTCCAGTTAAATTTAGCATCTTCTTCTTTTTGTGAAGATTCGATTGAAGAACTTGCTGAGCTAACTGCTTGTTCCACATCTTTACCAATTTTATCAAGCGATTTAGCATACATAGCTTGAGTTACAAGCACGATAGCAATCGAAACAACAGATAAAACAGTTCCGATAATAGCTAGTGTTTTTGGTCTTTTTCTGTTTACTGCAAAACCAATTAAACCGAAGATAATAGCTAAAATAGCTAAAATGAATGAGAAATTATTTATAATAGGCATCCAAGAGCCAAGCAGTGCAAGACCGCCGAAGATAATAGCTAAAATACCTAAAACTTTACGTTCTTGTTTCATAAGAAACCTCTCTATCAGCTTTTATTGTGAATCAGTTATTGCACATTTTTATTTCCGTTTTTTATCTAGCAACTATTTCCAAAATGGAAACAGTTGCTAGATAAAAATGAAAAGCCCAACTCATAAGAGCAGGGCTAGAATTGTCCTCTTGGGACAGTATCATATATTTTGTCGTCAAGCGACCTTATGATTTTATTCTAACCCTAAATTTAAGAAAAGTCAATAAAAATACTCGAATTTTAAAAAATATTTTTCAGCGCCTCATCTATTTTGTTCATAGTATTATTAGACAGTACAATACCATTCAAAATTGATTTATTATTTTGGGGATCATAGAGTCTCATTTTACTAATTGTTGTAACCTGATTCAATAAAACAATGCTATCTTTGTTCATATTTTTTATTTTTAGAATAAATTTATTAGCATACTCTATTTTCTCATCAAGTTCTGAAAGTAAAGCTGCATTATCTTTCAATTCTTGTTTTATTTTATCTGCTTCAGCATTTGTAAAGTCTATATTTTTATTAATAGTTCGTATTTGTTCGAGAAAAGAATCGTCTCTATCAGAAGCTGGTAAGTTTTTAATCACTTCAAAAGCTTTTATATTATCATCGATTAGTGATTCAACTATTACAGCTCTTTCGCGTAATTCAGCATCTTTGTTTGAAAAACGTTTATACAATTTAGTTAATTCTATAATTTTTTGAGTAGCCTCATTTTTTAACAATTGAAACACTTCGTCGCCAATTGGAAATTGAAAATATTTTAAATTAGACATATCAGTTGTTTCTTTTACAGAGGTTAAAGGCAATACATGAAGAAGATGGTTTGAACGTGCATCTGTTCTATTCAGAACTATTGCATAATGAAGTCCTCCATATTCTCTGCCAACATTGAATCCAAAATCAGCATAAACGATACTTCCTCTTTTTAAAGCCGGAATACTTCGCGAGTTAAAAACTTTCTCCAGCTTTAAGTATTTCACCCAATTCTCTATCCATTGGGCTATTTTATCAGATCGTTTACTCTCTTCGTCGTTCATTCTCTGAAGGTGGTGAAGATAATCTTCTAGTTCTTGTATTATCGTTGCAGTATAGATAGCTATTTCTTGGTTAGTTCTGTTGCTTCCCATGATACATTTTCCCTTTCTTAGATTACTTTTTACTTCTCTCTATACACCCCGACAACTGCATAAATCTTGATGTGTGTGTCTTCGGCTGGCGGGAAGTCGAGAATGATATCTTCATACTTGTCATTGAGGGATACAAGGCGTAAGCGTCCGTTTTCGGTATATATCTTTTTGAAGTAAGAACGGTCTCCGTATGAGATAACTGCCAAATCTCCGTTGTAGGTAGTCAGTCCTTTGTCCACTAAATAGAGAATGTCTCCGTCTTGGTAGTCAGGTTGCATGGAGTCTCCGCTTACCTTGGTAGCAATATCGTGGCGTGGTGGTTGCTCGTCAACCTCTATAGTCTCTCTGTCTGTATCGTCGTAACCGAATCCATAGTTAAATCCACAAGCTGCTGCAGTCTCAGATACTACCTCAACTTGGTACAAGTCGATAACTTTCTCTGATACTTCGTTTATCTTCGCTTTTCTTCGTTTCTCTTGTTCATCTCGTAATTTTTCAGCGTATGTGATAACTTTTCTTTGTCCAGGTGGTTCTAGTTGGTCGTAGATGGATTGGATTTGGGATTTTGAAAGAACTGCTGGAGTAGCGTTGATTTGAATTTCTTGTTCATCATCTAGCATATTAATTAAATCATCTGTAGAAATTTGCATCCCTTTAGCGATTTTTTCTATTGTGTCATAAGATGGGACAATGGGTTTTTTTGATTTCGGATGTTCATTTTTTTCAAGCATAGAAATATATCCTTTTGTTAAATCAGATAATTCACAAAAAGCATCCATCGATAATTTATGCTCTGTTCTATATGATTTGAGTAATTCTCCTAACTTCATTCAAAAACCCCTTTCTATATATTGTTTAATCTATTATACATCTTTAAATAAAAAAAGTAAATATTTTTTGTTTAACGTGCTTGACATTTTATGTTTAACGTGTTAAACTATAATCAAGCTTAAGGAAATAACAAAAACAAAGCGGAGGGGATCACAATGAATAAAGGACTTACAACACAAGAACAAATCGCACTAGCAAAAGAAATCTTACAAGTCAAGAATCGCAGAGAGCGCTCGCTTAAACTAGGGGAAATCCTAGATCGTGAAAAACTATCATCAGATGATATGTACGAATTGTATAACACACTATTAACAACAATCAGAGTTTACGGTGACGTTATCGGATTTGATGATAAAGATTTTCAAGAAATGGCTCTTACAATCTTAGTTCTTGAAAAGGTTGAAGAAGCTAAACAAGCTAGGGTAGCGTAGAGAGGTGCGATTCCTCTCCTAGCTGTTGCTCATGAAGCGAAAAAAAGAGAAAGGAGGAAAAAGATGTCAGGGCAAAAAGAAAAATACCACGATAGACGTGGTAGACCTGATGAATTGAAGGTTGAAAAAGTTATCCGCCTTTCAA